ATGGTAACTGCATGTGGGTGCGGATATATCATCCTAGATCACATCTCAATAGTAGTATCTGGAATAGAAGAGGGTGACGAGAGAAGGGTCATTGATAATCTAATGACTAAGCTACGTGGATTAGTAGAAGAGGTAAACTGTGGACTTATACTTGTGTCACACCTGAAGAGACCACAAGGTAACAAAGGTCACGAGGATGGAGCACAGACTAGTATGGCACAGTTAAGAGGTTCAGCTTCTATAGGTCAACTGTCTGATATTGTTATTGGTTGTGAAAGAGATCAACAAGGTGACAACCCTGATCGTACTACAGTTAGGATACTAAAAAATAGATGGACAGGTGAGACAGGTATAGCATGTGAGTTAGACTATGACCACAAAACAGGTAGACTAACTGAGGTACCTCAAGATGAGATACCTTTTGATGAGGAAGAAGAAAGTGAGGGCTGGTCAGGTGATAGCTCGGTGTTCTAATGGAAATGTTTGAAACATTACACACCGATACCTGTACAATATGTGGGCAGGACTCACAGTTTGTAGGTGATGGAGTTACTGGTATGTTCGGTCTCATTCCAGTTACGTTTTGTCAGCTATGTTTAGATTCAATGATTGCAATGGTGCAAGACTTAAGAGAGGGGGAAGATGAAGACATGTATATTTGATATAGAAACTGATGGGCTGTTAGAAGATTTAACTAGGATACATTGCTTAGTTGTTTATCACATTGAAGAAGACAGAATGTTTTCCTTTACAGGTGAAGAAATAGTAGACGGATTATTTTACCTAAAAAATTTTGACACTATTATAGGACACAACATTATATCCTTTGACCTTCCAGTTCTGAAAGCGTTTCCACATTACAAATGGGAACCGGAACCTACACAAAAGATCCGTGATACACTAGTATGGTCTAGGTTAATCTATCCAGACAGAGCAAAGAGAGACTTCAACAACCAAGCTATTGATAAAGACCAGTATGGTAGACACTCTCTTAAATCATGGGGTCAGAGGTTAGACTTTAATAAGGGAGACTTCACAAACTTTGAGGAGTTAAGTGAGGAGATGGTAGAGTACTGTGAGAATGATGTTGAACTTAACTACAAGCTGTACTGTAAGTTACTTGATGCAAAATTTCCAGAGGATTCTATACAACTAGAGCATGACATACACACCATCTGCTTACAACAAACTAAGAACGGCTTTCCCTTTGATGTTGAAGGTGCATCTAAACTATATGCAAAACTTGCAGAGAAAAGAGATAGACTACAAACTGAGTTAAAGAAAGTCTTTGGTTCATGGATAGTTGATGAAGGTTCACGAAAGAATGATACCTATAACAAGGTTAAGATTGTTGACTTCAATCCTAATTCTCGTAAGCACATAGCTAAAAGATTAACAGAGTTGAGAGGATGGAAGCCTAAAGAGTTTACTCCAACTAATGAGCCGAAGGTAGATGAACAGATACTATCTAAGCTACCTTATCCAGAAGCAAAGCTAATGGCAGAAGCATTTGTTGTGAACAAATTAATAGCACAATTATCAGAGGGAAAACATGCTTGGTTATATCACGAGAAGGATGGCAAGATCCACGGATCAGTTAATACAATGGGTTCAATCTCTAGTAGATGTTCTCATTCCCACCCTAACATCGGTCAGGTACCTAGTGTCAAGACACCATATGGAACAGAGTGTAGAAAATTATTCTATGCACCACAAGGCTTTAGTCTACTTGGATGTGACATTAGTTCTCTTGAAATTAGGGTTGTGTCTCACTATCTTGCTACCTTTGATGGCGGTCGTTATGCTAAAGTTGTGGTTAGTGGTGATATACATGAAGCTAATCGAAAAGCTACTGACCTTCCTAGTAGGGATCAAGCTAAGACTTTTATTTATGGTCTATTGTATGGGGCAGGTGATGCCAAGCTTGGTCAGATTGTGGGTAAAGATAAAGGAGAAGGTAGGAAACTAAAGAATAGATTCTTCAAGAAGGTACCAGCATTTAAGAAACTAAGAGAAGAGGTATTCAGGAAAGCAGAGAAGGGTTACCTCTTTGGTATTGATGGAAGGAAAGTTCCAATCAGATCAACACACTCTTCTCTCAACTCTCTATGCCAATCAGCAGGTGCTATCATATGTAAGAAGTGGGTAGTGGAGTTCCACAGACTGATGAAGGAAGAAGGATTCAAAGAGGGTAAGGACTACCAACAAGTTGCTTTCATCCACGATGAGATACAAGTACTTGTACGTGAAGGACTAGAAGATACAGTAGGTAAGATTGCGGTGGAGGCAATCACTAACTCAGGTACTCTCCTTAATCTGAGGGTACCACTAACAGGTGAGTACACCTTCGGTTCTAATTGGGCTGAGACTCACTGACATTAAAGGAACAAATGAAATTATTAATTGATGGTGACATACTGGTATACAAAAACTGCTGTGTCTCTGAGAAAGAAGTTGATTGGGGTGATGACATATGGACTTTACATTGTGACTTCAGAGTTGTTAAGAAACTCATTGACTCAGAGATCAACCAACTTAAAGAAAACTCTAATGCCGATGGTGTAATAGTATTCCTTAGTTCACACAGTAATTTTAGAAAAAAAATAAACCCCACCTACAAAGCTAAAAGAGTAGGTACTAGAAAACCTGTGTGCTACACACCAGCACGAGAGTACATGAGTAAAGCTTATGAAACAAAACAATCTAAGTGGTTGGAAGCAGATGACTACCTAGGTATCGAGTGTACTAAAGATCAAGAAGGTACTTGTATAGTATCAGCAGACAAAGACCTACTCACAATCCCCGGTAATCATTGGGACTTTGAAACTAAGAGTATCTTTAAGTTATCGGAGAAGAGTGCAGAGAAGAACTTCTATAGACAAGCACTATCAGGTGACCAAGTAGATGGTTACCCCGGATGCCTTGGTGTTGGTGCTATTACTGCAAACAAAATACTTGAGGAAGCAGACAAGAATGGTGATAGTCGTTGGAGTGCGGTGGTAAAGACCTATAAAGAAAAAGGGTTTGATGAGGAGTTTGCAACTCTCCAAGCACGTATGGCTTACATCTTGCAGAAGGAGCAGTTTAATGGAGTAGACAAACCACCTACACTTTGGGAACCACCAGTAGAGGAGACACTATGAGTAACTACGACATGGATGAGATAGAGAGAAACGAATCTCAGAAGCAGAGAGACCAAAGAGTACATGGGTTAGATGAGAGGTACAGTTCTACTGAGGGATTTGGAAGAGATGATCAGAGCAACATTAAAAATGTTCTGCGAAACTCTCCAAGGGTTCAATCTCTAGTAGATGTTCTCAAACCTGTTCAACAATGGGATGCACAAACTCAATCCTATGTGCAGGTTGGTGACAGTCAAGATAACATACGATCATTACATGAGAATGAGGAAGTGACAGCACCTAAACACTATGTAGGATTAGGTATTACACCACTTGAATACATAACTGCTAATGAGTTAGACTTCATAGAGGGAAACATAATTAAGTACGTAACACGATACCCACATAAGGGGGGAGTCAATGACTTACTAAAAGCGAGGACATATTTAGAAAAACTTATTGAGAGAGAGGTAGAAAAAACATGAATACTATATTACCAACACAGTACCAACAGTACATTCACCTCTCAAGATATTCTCGTTGGGACTATGATAAGAAGAGAAGAGAGACATGGAAAGAAACTGTTGACCGATACTTCAAGTTCTTCAGAGGACACCTTAAAGAGAACTGTGGTTACACAGTAGACAGGAAGTTAGAGAGTGTGCTAAAGAGTGCTGTTCTTTCCCTGCAAATTATGCCGTCAATGAGGTGTCTAATGACCGCAGGAGATGCGTTAGATAAAGAGAATGTAGCAGGTTACAACTGTGCTTACCTACCTATTGACACTCCAAGATCATTTGATGAACTACTGTATGTACTAATGAATGGTACAGGTGTGGGATTCTCAGTTGAATATAAGTACACTAGCGTTCTTCCGTTTGTACCAGAGTCTTTACACGAAACTGATACAGTCATAGTTGTTAGAGATTCAAAGTTGGGGTGGGCTAAAGCATTCCGTGAACTAATCTCTTTACTCTACTCCGGTTTGATACCTAAGTGGGACATGAGTGGAGTGAGGAAAGCAGGACTACCTCTGAAAACATTTGGAGGTAGAGCTAGTGGCCCTGAACCTTTAGAAGAACTATTTAGATTTACAGTACGAACCTTTAAAGAAGCAACAGGAACTAAACTAACACCACTACAATGCCATGACCTAGTATGTAAAACAGCAGAGGTTGTTGTAGTAGGTGGAGTTAGAAGGAGTGCTCTGTTATCATTAAGTGACATTGGTGATGAGCAGATGCGATCCTGTAAATCAGGTGAGTGGTGGGGTAGACAATCCCAACGTGCACTAGCTAATAACTCTGCTAACTACCACACTAACCCTGATGTTGGGACATTTCTCAAAGAATGGCAAGCTTTATACAACTCAAAGTCTGGTGAACGTGGTATATTCAGTAGTGCTAATGCCAAGAAGCATGTATCTAATCTGAATATAGATGTAATGAATCCACTAAAGGGAGACAGGAGAGAGACACGAGATGACTTTGGAACTAACCCATGCTCAGAGATAATCCTGAGACCACGAGAGTTTTGTAACTTAACTGAAGCAGTCGTTAGGATGGAAGACACACCCACATCTCTAACAAAAAAAGTAGAACTAGCTACAATACTAGGTACATGGCAGTCTACTCTCACCAACTTTAGATACCTAAGTAACAAGTGGAAAACAAACTGTGAAGAGGAGAGGCTACTAGGTGTCTCACTCACAGGTATAATGGATTGCCCACTTACTAATGGATCAAGTGGAGAGAACCTACCTGACCTACTTACTAAGCTTAAAGAAAAAGCTATAAAGACTAACCAAGGACTAGCTGATGAACTAGGTATTAATCCATCTGCTAGTATAACTTGTGTTAAACCTTCTGGAACTGTTAGTCAACTTGTTGACTCAGCTTCAGGAATCCACACACGACACAGTCCTTACTACATTAGGACAGTTAGAACTGATGTAAAAGATCCACTGTGCACACTACTGATTGATAGTGGAGTACCTAATGAACCTGACATAACTAACCCTAGTAATGTCATGGTCTTTTCTTTCCCCATGAAATCCCCTAAGTATTCTTTAACAAGAAAAGATCTCTCCGCTATTGGTCAGCTAGAACTTCATGGTATTTATTCTAAGTTCTGGGCTGAACATAAAGTTAGTCAGACTATCTCTGTTAAGGAAGAGGAGTGGCTTAGTGTTGGCTCCTATGTCTTTGATAATTTTGATGACATATCTGGAGTTTCTTTTCTACCCTACTCCGACTATATATATAAGCAAGCACCATACACAGAGTGTACCAAGGAAGAATTTGATACACTAAGTAAACGTATGCCAGAGATTGACTGGAGGAATCTTCTTAAATATGAGACACTTGACAACACATCTGGCTCCCAAGAGTTAGCGTGTACTGCTGGTTCTTGTGAACTCTAATACAAAAGTGGACATTTATGGACTATAACAACATAGTATCAAAAGAATTAATACAATATTTAGAGGACATGTTCCCTGATAAGTTACCACCTAGAGGCTGTGACATGACTGAGGTTTCGTTCCTTCAAGGACAACAGTCTGTAGTAGACAGACTTACACAATTATATGAGGAGAGTTATGGGAGCTAAATCTAGGAGAGCACCTAAGATTCAGATGCCTCCTCCACCTCCTCCACCTGCACAAATGGATAGACCTGATGTAGCAGAAGCAGAGATGGAACTACTTAACGCTCCCAAGTCCGAGGTAAAAAAAGCTAAGTACACGAAGAAACGTAAAGGACAAGCTAAAGGAAAGTCACACTCAAAGTATAAGGGTGGTGGACTTAACGTATAACTTTAACACACACACACAGCATGATAACTAATTTACAGATCGTACCAATTAACGATCAAAAATTTTTTAATGATGTTATGGAGGCCTCATCATCTAATGGTCATGAGCCTTTATATTCAACACACGCAGTAATAAAAGATAAAGAAATAGTGGGGGCATTTTGTACAATATCACCAACAGTTTACTGGTGGATGCACTCAACTAAAGTAAATAATAGAGATTCAATTGTAATATTTCAATCATTAGATACACTAATGAATCAGAATAAGTATGAATCTTATGTACTACCATGTCATCCTAAATCATCTTATTATCCAGTCCTAACCAGTAGGTTAGGAAGAGGTTTGACTGAATATAAAGGAGATGGTGGAGATGATTGGAAACTATTTATAAGGGAATAAAATGTGCGGAGGAACAACCGGAGAAATTATAGAAGGTGGGAAGACACAAGCAAGGCAATACAAAAGGGAAAAGATTGATGAGCAGACTAGGGCAGGTCAAGATCGGTTTGGTCAAGCGAGTGGTGATATGTATGATTCAGGCACAATGGCTCTGGATGATGGAAGAGAAATCATAAGAAGGAATACCGAATCCATACCCGGTACTGCTGCCCCATACCAAGAAGAAGAAGACACATCCACCTCCGAAGCAAACTACTCATCTAGTGGGCAGACACAAACAAGTTCAGGCACAGGTAAGAAAGCGGAACTCTCTGATACAGATTCACAAGCTCCGAAGGGTGCATCTGCAAACCTAACTATTAGAAAGAAAAAGCCACAGGGAGAAACAGCATGAAAATATATACTGAAGTTGTCTACACATGGGATGATAACAAAGGAGAACTAGTTGAGGAATCCTCAAAGTCCTTTGATTATGTGGGAGAGGTAACGCAATGTAATAGAAAACGATACCCACATTCCCATTCCTTTCCAAGTTGGAAACCACCAAAACCACCAAAGATTGTACTACCTCCAATTGTTGTACCTCCAATTGTCGTACCTAAGATAGTTACAGATATTGGAGAGGCAGCTTCAGATGCA